ACTTAAGGGAAGTAGGTGACGGGCTAGTGCTTACTGATAACTTACAGCTATCGTTAACAAGAAAGCAATTTGCTCAAGCCATTGATTATGTTTACCAACACGCAGCTAAATAAAAGCTATCGGCAAATAGTAACTGATAGAAATATTTATATTGCACTTGGAGAATACTATGCTATAGTTCTTTCACAGCAGCACAATATCAATAAATAAGTGAGGAAATTATGTTAATGCTAACAATTGGAAAGCGAATTACTTTAGAAGTTGCATCTCTTGATGAAGCATCAGATTTTTACTGCAATTTGCGCGATCAGTCTTGCGAAGGTGCATCAACATTTCCTAAAGGAAAAGTAAAACAAGGGAATAAAGTTATTGCAGATATTTCTTACAATGGTTGCATTTGGGAAAAATAATAAATAAACAAAGAAGTCTTATTTAACAATATCAATCAATAGGAGCCGCATATGGAAAACGGATATTGGTACTTTGATGAATATGAAGACGATTGGGTCTATGTTCCATCAGCAGATGAATTGTCTACATGAAAACAATAAATCCACACGAAGCCATTGACTACATGATTCGGCATTCTGCTGAATATGCTCAGGCCAAGGCTCAGGTTACGTACCTAGAGGAATTCCGTAAGAGCAAGAAAGCCATGCTATTTGCTGGAGCCATTGGGAATACTATTGCAGATAAAGACAATTTTGCGTACAGTCATCCAGAGTATCTAGCGGTGCTGGACGGGCTAAAAGAGGCTGTAGAGAAGGCCGAGACGCTGAGGTGGATGTTGGTAGCAGCACAGGCCAGAATCGATGTCTACAGGACTCAAGAAGCATCAAATAGGCATATAGATAGAGCAGCTCAATAAGAGGATAATATGAACGACACAAATATAGTAGATGATAGCAACCTAGCGCAATGTTGCTTTTGTGGATTTATAGACGATTGGGATGAGATACCTAAAGGTAAATGCTCGTTTACAGAAGATACTCTTACTGAGTGTCCAGAGTGCGGTGACGTAGACGGATTTGCCGACTATGATCCAACGAACATTGCTCGACAGCAGCGAATTGCCGCTAACCTTGCGAAAGTTAACGGATCAGGAAATTGAGGCGTTAGGTATCAAGCACTTCGGTAATCTTTATTACTACTATCCAGACCAGATTAAAGCTTTGGTTCTGGATGTCCAAAAGCGCTTAGAAGGTAAGAATCGTGCGTAAAAAAGAGGCGCAATATCTGTCAAAAGTAGCTGATATAGGCTGTATAATTTGTTATAGGCTTGGCTACATTGGGACTCCAGCAGAGATTCACCATATCAGAGGTATAGGTTTGGGGATGGGTGTTAGGAATTCTAATTACGCAACTATCCCACTTTGTCCCGAGCATCATCGAGGGAATACTGGCTATCATGGCATGGGAAGAAAAGCCTTTGAGCGTCGGTACGAGGTTACCGAATTGCAGTTAGCACAGCAGGTACAGGAGATTCTTAATGAAGAAGACCAAAGCAGCCAAGAAAGTAGCCAAAGTTATGCGTGAGTATGGCAAAGGCGAACTGCATTCTGGCAAAGGTGGCCCAGTGGTCAAGTCTCAGAAGCAAGCCGTAGCAATTGCGCTCAGTGAGGCTGGTGTAGCTAAGAAAAAGGGGAAGAAATGAAGCCGGGTTTGTATGCCAACATTAATGCCAAGCGTAAGCGCATAGCCGAAGGTTCTGGCGAGAAGATGAAGAAGCCGGGAACTAAGGGCGCTCCTACTAAGGCGGACTTTAAGCAAGCGGCTAAGACTGCGATGCCTGTTCGTGGCTCACGTACAGCTAAGAATAAAGCCAAAAAATGAAACCTTGTCCTAAAGTCTGTTCAGACATCCAGCTCAACCTAGCAAATAGGGATTGGGCTTTTAAGAATGTAGGCTATGGCCCGGCAAACCCAGAGGAACCTGAAGACTTCTGGGATAAACGTGCTGAGGAATGGGCTACGACTCCAGACAATGCACAGACAATGCGCTGCGGTAACTGTGCTGCATTTATCCAGACTCCTGAGATGATGGACTGCATCGTTAAGGGCATTCAGGGTGAAGAATCAGACGCTGAGACTTACGCTAACGAGGTGGTCGCAGAGTCAGAATTAGGCTACTGTGAGCTTTTCGAGTTCAAGTGTGCGGCTGATCGTACTTGTTCTGCTTGGCTGGTAGGTGGCCCAATCACTAAGGCTATGACTGAGAAACAGAAGAATATGCTCAGAATGGCTAAGATGGAGATGAAGGAAGAATATGGCAGCAGCATGGACGAAGAAGACGGGGAAGAATCCTAAGGGTGGATTGAACGAGAAGGGACGTAAGTCTTACGAGGCTGAGAATCCCGGATCTAACCTGAAGGCTCCCGTTAAGTCAGGAGACAATCCTAGAAGGGCTAGTTTCCTAGCTCGTATGGGCAATATGCCGGGTGCTGAGAAGAAGCCTAACGGTGAGCCTACGCGCCTACTGTTATCCCTGAAGGCATGGGGTGCTAACAGTAAGGCAGATGCTAAGAAGAAAGCAGCAGCTATTTCCGCTAGAAATAAGAAAAAGTAATGAAGCATACCTACGGGGTTAAGAACATTCACGTTAGGGAGTGGGGAGAAGGCACTGATGTATTAATCGGTGCTTTTTGTTCTATTGCGGACAATGTTGAGATATTCCTTGGTGGTAATCATAGAACAGACTGGGTAACTACTTATCCGTTTGGTCACATCAATAAAGAGGCATTCCCTTGGCATGGCAGAGGACATCCAGCGACTAAGGGCAATGTGGTTATTGGGAACGATGTCTGGATAGGATCAGGCGCTACGATATTCTCAGGCGTTACTATTGGCGATGGTGCTGTCATATCGGCTAAGTCTGTTGTAGTTAAGGATGTGCCTCCGTATTCGATTGTCGGTGGGAATCCTGCCAAAGTAGTGAAGTTACGGTTTACTGAAGACCAGATAATCAGGCTTTTAAAAAACCCTTGGTGGGATCTACCTGAGAGCCGTATAAACGAGTTACTCCCGTTGTTGTGTTCAAGTAACGTAGAGGATTTAATTGCAGCCATTAACGCTTAATTTAGGCTCCGGTAAAGACTGGAGAGAGGATTGTCTAAACTCAGACATACAGGCTAGGGTTAAACCTGACTGGGTATGCGACATATCTAAGGTTCAATGGGGTGAGCTAGTAGATACCCGGTTCGGACAGATCAAGATTAAGCCTGAGATGTTTGAAAAAATCATCGCAAATGACGTTTTAGAGCATATTCCAGATTTAATTAGCGCCATGAGGAACTGCCGAGACTTACTTAAAGTCGGTGGTGAGTTCGTTATATCTGTACCGTATGAGCTAAGTCTAGGTGCATGGCAAGATCCTACGCACGTACGTGCTTTTAACGAGAATAGCTGGCTGTACTATACCGAGTGGTGCTGGTATTTAGGTTGGGAATCTGGCTTTAGATTGGCAGAGCTTCAGTTTAAGTTGTCTGAATTAGGCTCAGAAATGTCTAAGACAGCCGTTTCTGATGAGGAAATCCTTAGAACTCCACGAGCTGTAGACTCAATGAAGGTGACATTGTGCAAGCTATAGTTATCTGTACGGTAAAGAATCCCGGCGTAACGATATTGCTTGAAAGCATTAGAGTTTATGCGCCTACGATGCCTGTATACCTATTTGGCAACAGCTTAGAGCTTTGGCATAAGTCTAAGAGTATCCTGCCTAACTTGGTCTGGAGGCCGAATCAGGCTACTAACTTTGGCGATGCTTACAATACGGCAATAGATTATGCCTTTGAGCATGGACGTTATAAATCAGTCATTGTGTCTAACGACGATGTTGTTATAACACCGAGTGCCATAGATGTGATGAAGAATGATTCGGAAATTCTGGAATCAAACGGCGTAAATGTCGGATTCTTGGGAGCCAGATCGGACTATGTATTGCCTGACCAGAACATTAGGTTCCCTGTGGATGAGGATGAGCGAGTCGGATTAAAGTGGGAGAGCGAGTTCTACATTAAGCCCACAGGAGTCATAGCACCAATATTTGCTACCATTAGCAAGAAGGCATGGGACGCGGCTAAGTTCCCTAGCACGAATTGGTATTCCGATAATATAATATGCCATGACCTGCAAAAAGCAGGGTTTGAGCATTTCGTATCAAGGGCTTATGTTCATCACGCAGGAAGCCAGACAGTAGGAACAGACTTTGAGAAATGCCATGAAGAACCACGAGAGTGGATAAAGGCTAACAGACCGGATATATACGAGGGTATTTACGGCGCATGACACCTGAGAGGTAATGCAAAAATGGAAACAGATAACGATTTTAAAACGCCAGAAATCGGCAAAGGACTAGCAGGGCCGGGTAGACCTAAAGGAATGCCTAATAAGTCTACTAGTGTCGTAAGAGAAGCTATAGCTAACCTACTAGAGCGCAATGCTCCTAACATGGATAGATGGCTTAATGAGGTGGCTGATAAAGATCCTCATAAGGCATTGGACATTATCCAGAAGCTCTCTGAGTACCATATCCCTAAGTTGGCTAGGACTGAGGTAACAGGACTTGATGGCGCTCCTCAGCAGCACGTGGTTACATGGCAGAAGTAATCGAGATTGCTTACAGGCCTCGTGAGCAGCAGCTAAAGATTCATGAGGCAGTAGATAACCACAGGTTTACGGTTGTAGTGGCTCATCGTCGTATGGGCAAGACTGTAAGCGCTATCAATCATCTGATAAAGGCCGCCATTGAGTGTAAGAAACCTAATCCTCGGTTCGCCTATATTGCGCCTACATACGCTCAGTCTAAGCGTGTCGCTTGGGACTATCTGCTTGAATTTACGCGTCCTCTGGGGGCTACTGCAAACATATCTGAATTACGGGTGGACTTTTGGGGCAGACGGATTAGTCTTTATGGCTCTGATAACGCTGATTCTCTGCGTGGTCAGTACTTTGATGGTGTTGTCTTGGATGAGATCGGAGATCAGAATCCTAAGATCTGGAACGAGGTCATCAGGCCAGCGTTAGCAGATAGGAACACAGACGAGGCTCCTACATGGTGCTTGTTCATCGGAACTCCCAAGGGCAAGAACCATTTTGCTGACTTCAGGGATAGGGCGCAGACAGCAGAAGGCTGGGCGTTACTGGAGTTCAGAGCCAGTGAGACAGGGATTCTTAGCGAGAAAGAACTCTGGGGCGCTCGTAAGGAAATGGGTGAAGACAAGTACGCTCAGGAGTTTGAGTGTTCCTTTAACGCAGCGGTTGAGGGTAGTTATTATGGTCAGATTATTAACGATCTCGAAGCCAAGTCTAGGATCACGACTATTGACCGGGATGACCTTTGCAAGTCTTTTGTTGCTTGGGATCTTGGTATGGGTGACTCTACTTGTCTATGGGTGGCTCAGTTGGCTGGCAAAGAAGTTAGGCTTATCGACTGCATCGAGAATCACGGAGTCGGTCTGGACTGGTATGTATCATGGCTCAGGGAAAACAAGTACGAAGGCTTTGCACAGATACTCCCGCACGATGTGGAGGTAAGGGAGCTAGGCACTGGCAAGAGCCGTAAAGAGGTTCTTAACGAGGCTGACTTAGAGATTACTGTTGCGCCTAGATTGTCTGTAGCTGACGGTATTCAGGCTGTCAGACGCTTGCTCCCACGTTGCTGGTTTGACCACAAGACTAAGCCGGGACTAGACGCTATACGCAACTATCGTAGGGAATATAACGAGAAGCAGCAGGTCTTCTACGATAAGCCGTTGCACGACTGGTCAAGTCACTACTCAGATGCCTTCAGATACCTTGCAATAGGGCTTGACGAGAGCGATAGTTCGTGGTCTTCAGACTTGCCTATTAACGCAAAATGGGTTGTATAATAAGCAAAATTCCTGTAAGGGCTTGCTATGAAGATGGATGAAGGCCAGATCAAGAGTATCGTCGAATCTGAGATTGATGACTCTATCGGATACATTGAGACAGAGACCGTTGAGGAGCGTCGTAAGGCGCTAGATTACTATCTCCGTAATCCGTATGGTAACGAGGTAGAAGGTCGCAGCCAGATCGTCACTGGCGAGGTAGCTGAGGCTATCGATGGTGCATTGCCACAACTTATCCGTGTCTTTACGACAACAGAGGATATTGTCTACTTTGAGCCTAAGACTGCTGAAGATGAGGAGTCTGCTAAACAGGCTACTGATTACTGCAATTGGGTGTTCTACCGTGAGAATGAAGGTCTACTGATCCTGCATAACTGGTTTAAGGATGCCCTGCTTGAGAAGGTTGGTATTGTTAAGTCGTATTGGGATGCTCAAGAAGATGTTATTAAAGAGAAATACCAGAGCCTGACTGAAGATGAGTTGGTCATGCTGCTGTCTGATGAGTCTCTTACCGTTGTAAGCCAGAAGGTTGAGATGATCCCTGCTGGCGTAGATATGATGGGGATGCCGATAATGGCTCCATCGTATGACGTTACGGTCAAGCGGACAAACAAGAGTGGTTCTGTACGGATTGAGAACGTACCTCCGGAGGAGTTCCTGATTTCCAAGGCGGCTAGGACAATCGAGGACTCCCCTTTTGTAGCTCATCGCAAGCTCATGCAGCGGTCAGAATTGATTGCAATGGGCTACGACAAAGACATCGTAAATGAGCTACCTTCTTATGACGATCTAAGTTTCTCTGCCGAGCGTGTTGCTCGTTTTGATAACGGAGAACAGCCAGATCAAACTCAGTCCCTTGACCATTCTATGCAGACGGTTGAGGTATACGAGTGCTATATACGCATTGA